AGTTATTTTTATCTATAGCGTTATTCAGTATTAGTATACTATCTCCTTTAGTTGGTTGATTAATAGGTACACACTTTCCTTGTGCATTTTTTATATAACCAATAGGACATGGACCAGGGGTTATTTTTCCTTTCTGTGCTTGGGGTATATATCCACCATCTTCAAATTGTCCACCCCATGCAGGAGAATAATCTCTACCTACATTACTATATCCTTCTCCCATCCATTCCTTAGGAGCAGAAGAATGTCCTTCATTAGCGTTAATTTCTTCACCGTATTTATCTAACCAACCTTTTTGTTTAGCCATTACTTATAAGAGATTTGAGATGGAGCAATAATGAACTGAGAGACTAAATGAGCATCACTTCTGTTGTCTAATATATGTCTCACTCTAAGATCTTTAGCTCTTAGAGGTTCCTTTTTAAATGAGCGTTTACCATAATCCATATTAGCTTGGTTTACAATCTTATCTATAGAAAGACTTTCACAACTTGTTGTGAACAAAGGTATGGATTTGTTTTTAACTAATGACCAAAAAGTGTTATATTGATAGAAGTTATCACTCTTGGTAAATGTAATAGTTTTACTTTCAGTGCTGTATATTGGATAGGATAGGTAGGTGCTTAAGTTATGCATTGGTTTTGGTACAAGTTCTAATATCCCTGTTGACTGTTGTCCATTGTATAAGACAGCTTTATTAAACCATCTATCGTCTGTTTCTATTTTAGCATTATCATTGAATACACCATCAGGAATAGCAAGGTATTTATATGCTTTAGTATAGTCTTTTATATTCTGTAAGATTTCATCTTGAAACTTATATGCAAATGGGTATTCTATTATATAAGGTTCTGTTATTCCATAATAGCGGTTATAGTTTATAGTGTCTGTAAGATGTCTCCATAAACAACCTGTGTTTATTTCTCTATATTGAATAGTTGTTAATTGGTCACGAGTGAGTTGTGTTATACTGATGTATTTTGTTATTTTACATTTTCCTGTAGATTGAAGAATTATTATTCTAACATTGCTATCAACAGTGTATGCCACTCCTGCTATAAGTCTTGATTTAGGTACATCAGTATCAATAATATTTCCTTGATCATCCTTGATTGTGAATGGTCCAGTGAGTCTATTGTTACCAGAAGTTAATCTTATAAGAATTGTTTGGGACATGTTTATAATTGTTTTGCAAATCCTGATAATCCACATTTATATTGAACTATTGTAGATGTGGTGGTTGTTGTAATTATTGGTTTGCGTGTAGTACTTGTTGTGGTGGTTGCAGGAAGCTCATTTACAGCAATTGCTTCAAGATCATCACAACATCCATTAAGTCCTGAATAGAAAAAGTTATTCTCAGCTATATACCAGTTAGGGATATAACTATGGAATGATATCCAACTCTTTGTATTAAAGTTGAAAGAAAGAGTCCAAGATTTATTACAGAAGTATTCAGAATCTGTTAATCGAACAATTTCTTTTATTATAGTTTGACCAACAGTTTTATTTATGTAAAACTCATTTGTTTCAGGATCGTATTTAATATCTTTAGACAAAGGAATGTAGTCAAGCTTTGATATGATAACACGATCGTATTTAGAATCATACACACCATGTAGCCCTACACCATTAAAGTGATTATCTGTATTAACGTTAGGAAAATGTCTTAAGATTTCAAATGCCAAATGATCTGTAAAGAACCTGTTCATTCCAGAACCAAATGCTGAAAGGTCTGTAGCTTGATTTCCTGCTACTAAAAACACCTGTCCTCTCTTAGCATCCACTGTTATCTGCCCTTGAGGAATCTTCAATAAGAATTTATTCTGACTTCCTACATATCCAAGATCTGTTTCAGCAAAATCTATTGGAGGTGCACTTCTAAATAATGTATCATTACCAAGATAGGCAGCCTGAGGATTACTTGTTTGAACAGTTAAAAGTGTATTATATAAAAGACTCTTGTTTTCAAACCTAGCAAGAACAGCTCTATTCTGAATACCATCTAATGATGTAAGCTTACCATAGTTTTGAGGGAAATCAAAAAATGCTACTGGACGATATATCAACCAACTATTCACTCTATTATCAGCATTAGCATTTTGTGTTTCTGAATATATTGCTCTAAAAGGATAGTTTGTATAACAAAATCTTTCTTCCCAATCCTGAGGAAGATGTGAGAAATAGTTTTCTTTATTCTGTTTAGAGAATGTTACATTGTAAAAATATGTATTGTCCTGAGCAATTGTAACAAAGCTCTCTTGTAACCAATCATCAGGAATATCTGTACTTACATGTGGCCAGAAATCACCTTCTTTATTATTGAATGCTTGTCTAAGATCTGTATTGTAAGATGTTTCACAATAGAAGTTTGGAATACCGTATGCAAACAGGTACATCTTACCATCGTAGAAAGTTCTTCCAGAGTTTGGTAGTCCTCCTAAAGTTTTTTCTTGACTATTTGGACACTCAAGATTGTGAGCTTTTATTGATATGAAGTTTGTAAGACTAACACTCTGTACAGGACTAACACTCTGTACAGTTTCAGTGATTAAAATAGATCTTGCAGAGTGCCAGTATTTAGGATAGGCTACATTACCAATCTCATCAAAGAATATATCTGAATCATCAGGAGCATTCACTCTATTATCTATAAAGAAAGGAAGTTTTGTTTTGAATGCAAACCTACTAATGAACGTATCACCCCCAAAGAATGTCTCTGGTAATGGGTTTATTATAGGATCTACACTTCTTTGAAATCCTGTATCTAATGTTTCATAAGAATACATTTGTCCCCATTGGTTAATGTTTATATTCTTTATGGATGCATAATAAGAAACTGCTGATATTGGTTTTTGTTCTTCTGGAAGAACTTTGTTACATCCATAATCTGATAATGAAAATCTTGATTCATCAGTTATATAACTAGTTCCTCCTGGAGCAATGCTTGGTGTTTTATCAGGAAAAGGTAGTGGAGCTATAGATTCTTTTGTTTTTAAATAAACAGAAGATTCTCTATTCCAATTGTTTAAAACATGATTATCTCCCACAGCTTGTACACCAGGAATTACATATTGTGCAATGTCTAACATTCTTTGCTTAACACCAAGACCGTTACCTATCCCATCACCATAGTTATAGTCTGCTATAGAGTTATATGAATAAGCGTAGTTTCTTCTTGTAATACCATTTACATAAATAGTAAGATAGGCTTGATATGCAGCAAATAGTGCTTGTGGATTAAATGGAGAAGTTACATTTGCTATATCTCCAGAACTCTTTAATGCATCTTGTTGAGCTTCCTTTGTAAGAAGTTTATACATTGCATTTTTCTTCACCTGTGTATAATGAGCACGTCCTGCTCCAAATATAACATTTTCAAGTTTTAATACATCTCCTAAGAACGGTTGTCCAAATGATGTTTCAGGAGAATTAAATACATGTCTATATTTTGAACCATCTTCTGCAAATCCTTTTAATGGTAACGGAGTACATACATCATATCCTACAGATGAAAGTTTTGTAATTGTTACATTTCCAAGTCCATTTCCCCCAGATACATACGGAGGAATTAAAGATCTAATATATCTTACATTAAAAAAACCAGGTGTAATAACTATATTTCCTGTGTTAAATGTACCAGTAGTTATAGGTGCATTCGGACAATTTGTAGGATTATTATTACAATAATCACAATTAGGAGTACTTGCATCAGGACCTAATCCAAAAGGTTGTATAAATGCTATACCAGTAACAGAAAAAGGAGTGTTATCACCTACAACTAAATATCTATCATATGTATTAGCATACATACAAGCTTTACCCACTGTAATTACAGGAAGATTAAGAGCACAGAATGTTACAGTTTCTCCAACTTTTATTGTTTTTACTATAAGAAGTTCAGAAGAACAATCTAAATATTCATATGTACTATCTTGAATTCCTATTATTGTAAAACTTCTACATGTATCAGCTATATTAGATGATAGCCCAGCATTTGCTGTAAAAGCATTTGACTTATCTAAAATAAAAGGATCTTGTCTAAGATCATTATATGGATAGTTTGGATAGTAGTACTCTGTTCCTTCTCTATTATATTTTCCTACGTTTCTCAAAATCCCTTTAGCAACAATTGATTTGTTTGTTCCTCTATTTCCTCTTATGATTTTAAATGCAACAATATCATCCTTTTGATCTTGTGTAAGATTTGAAGTTTTTATTAATCTTCCTATTTCATTTGAATCAATTCTAACACCAATTGGAAACACAGCATCATTTCCCATCACCATACTTTGTCGTGATGTGAAAAGTTTAGACTCAAATGCTGGACTTACAGCAATGTCTGGAAACTTATGATGTCTTATTGGTTTTCCAGATAGGTCTCCCCAAACAGCTTCATTACAAGGATAGAGTTCTGTTGATTCCCAATAAGCAAACTTTCCATATTCCCAAGGACCTTTATAATCTGTTGCAATAGATCTTCCTGGTGATGGTCCTGTTACACTACCTGTGTTGTATATTTTCCAATAAGGACTATATCCAACACCACCTTGATAGTAATCAGGTTCTCCAATAAAATCAGGATTTGTATCAGGAACATCTGAAGTTGAAATCTCATTATAATCTTTCACTCTACCAGGAATATGAAAACCATCTGTTTGTTTGCCATTCCTTAATAAGAATACAATTTCAAATGCATATATCTCATCACGCATGTATCCACGCAGGTTTGTAGCATTTAACTCATCTGCATAGTTTTCTGTAGCAGGAATTCTATAAGTTTCCCACAATAAAGATATTTGACTTGCTATTGATTGATAGTTGATTCTATCTATAGATGTAAGGTTGTCCCACACAAGAACATCTTGAACTGTTGTAAGATCTTGAGCAATTTCATAATAAGGAAGTTTCTCAAATATATCATTAATAGTCAAACGTATATTTGTTACATTTTGACCAGTGTAAGTGATTTGCATCTCTGCATTATTGATATAGAATGTTCCTACAAGTTCTACAGAAGAAATATCATTTACTGTTTTAACAACAGCAAGATTAAAATATTGAAATTGTCCTGTAGCATCAAGATTGCTGACATTAATCCTAATAGACTTCCCTACCTGATAGTTAAAATTAGGAGTGGTCAATTGAGGATTAGCAATAGGAGTGGGATTTGTTACAGAGTAGTATGAGGTGTAAGGACTACCATTTGGATCTGAATATTGAATGGCAAATTGATATGTACCAGCAGTGAGGTCTCCTCCTGTAACAACATCAATAATATCTAGTTGAGGCACTTCAAAGTTTGGTTGTAATTTCAATTGATTACAATCAACAATGTCTGTATATTCAGGATTGCACAATCTAGATCCTGACTTAAGTGTATAAGGAATATTTCCAAGATCAAGATATCTTCTTGGATTAAAGCCATCTGTCCAATATATTTCTGTAGTACAGTTTGTAATTTTATGTACTATCTTATGTATTGGATAATTTATATTAAAGTTTAAACAAACAGCATCTATATAAATACGATATTGACAATCGTTATTATCCATATATCCAATCTGAGAACCTCCTGTTTCAGGATTTGTAAGAAAGAATATATGTTTGTTCTGCTCATTGATAAAATGTTCTCCTATTAATTGATATCCTATAGGAAACTGTAAACAGAATTCATTACTAGGTTCATTCTGATAGTTAATAGAATTTGAATCAAAGTTTTCAACAGCAGCATTTAGTGCATACGTAAGAGCACCTTTAGGAACTTGAGTAATGGAATTATCCATATTCATTCCTACAGATGCTGTGTTATATTCAGGAGTTATATTACTTTGTTGTTCTTCTGCCATTTGTTAAATTAATTACTATTATGAAAACCTTTTGGTTTTCTATTGGAATATTCTTTATTTCTCCACTTTTCTTTTATTTTTTCTGATATTTTTCTTCTAGTCTCTTCAGATATAACATGTCCAAGTAATGCTTTTCTACGTTTTTCTCTTTCTACTTCAGACTGATTAACCTGTGTTACTTTTTTTCTATGTTCTTCTGATAATTTTCTACCTGTTAGAGCTTTTGATAATTTAAGTTTAGATTCTTCTGATAACTTACCACCTCTACCTGGTTCTCTACAATTTAACATTAGAACTTTACAATCTTTATAAAATTGCCAATATAATACTTCGTAAGTATCTAGTATTTTTTGTTCTATATCTTTTGGTAACTCACAAACTATTTCAAATTTATGACTATCATAACCATACTTTAAAAGAGAATTATATACTCCTATTTGAGTCTTACAGTTACTTGTTCTATAAAAAGCAATTCTTACTGACCAGTCCCAAGTCTGACCAATATATACTTTACCAGAAGGATTTGTTATTTTATAAATTACAGGCATAAATTATGAATTACGTCTCCAGCCATATCTATTAGTTCTATTAGGAAGCTCATACATGTTAAACCTATTAAGATCATTCTTGATTCTTCTTTGTTTTTCCCACGCAGTTTGTTTCTTAATTTCAATATCTGCCATTATAAATGCTTCCTCAGATAGCTGTTTATAATATACAAGCTTTGATTGAATTTGTTGGAATGTTTCATCAGTTAATTGATTAGACAACATTTCAAACACTTTGTATTTAATAAATGCCTCAACATATTCTCTAATACGATAGTTATCAGGAATCATTTGATTTCCAACATTGTCGTATTCTGTAGCATAGAACGTAAGAACAACTGTTCCATTTCTAAAATTAGTGACAAACTTATTATCTCTAATATCAAATGAATCTGCAGCAGATGAACCAAGATTTGCACAATCTAATGTACAATTTGCTCTTACAGAAATGTTTCCTGGTTTTAATAGATATTGTTTGTGATAGGTTCTATTCATTGAATTGTTTGTCTTGTATACAGCCTGAATCAATTCTGGCATACATTCAGGACATCCTGTTGTACATTCAATGTTTGTACAAGCAACTCCTCCAGAAACTACAGGACTCACTTGTATTGTTGTTTGATCAGCTGCTTGAGAGTAGAACGAATTTGCTGATTGATAGGGATAGCCTGCAACATCTGTACACAACCATGCTTCTCTTACAGCAAAGAAGTTATCAGGAAGTCTTGCTTCAAAATCCTCTATATGAAGAACTGTTTCAGAGATTATGTAAGTTGTTCTTCCCAACTTTCTTAAACATTTGTCTAAGTAGGTTGGAAACATAAGGTCATCTATAGCACCTGTATCAAAGTAGCTCTTAAGTTCTTCCTTCACTGTAGCATATACAGGTTCTGGAGAAACAAAATTATATTTATAGTAATAACTCATATCAATTGTTTTTTAATTTAGTGTACCCATTCTCTGTAGAGATGTTGATATTTGTCATTGGTTTTTATGTAATGTGAAAGGAGTCTTGATGTTGTGCGTGATGGTTTAAAATACCAAAGCATGTTGTGTTTAATTCTTACGCTTTCTTTAAACCATTTCCATCCAAAAAAATATCCTTCTGTATGATAGTTGAAATTGTATATGTATTTTCCTTTTGCTTTAGTCTTTTGCCAGTCTATAGGAAGATTTATAAACTCATCATTTAATCCTTTCTTCTTCCTTCTTTTCTTTTTGTTAATAGAAAACTCACCAAATCCAAAAGGCATCTTTGCTTTTTCTCCTGTTTCTAATATGTAGATTTTAAAAGACTCATTGAATGAATAGATGATGTTTCTCCATTCATCAAATGTTAATTTTATTGAAGGATGTTTCTTACAAAAACTTTTGTAATTTTCTCTACTTGCGCTTCTCCAGTCAACTGCTACTCTCATTATTTTTCACTTACTTGGTCATCTTTATTATCACTTGTCTTATCATCATTTATTCTAAAGTATGTAGATAGGAGCTTTTGTGATGTTAATTCTAATATTTGTTTTTCCAGATAGCCTGGAACATATGATTCTTTATCTAGTGGATTTTTACACCAATCATCATTTGAAACCTCAGGACTTCCGCAATCACATCCAGGATACATCAATTCATTTGGTACATCTTCTTCAAATAATGCAGCCATTCTAATAGCTTTCATTAAAGGATTACTAATGTATAAATAATCATTCATTATCCAATAGTAGTGTTCGTTCTTTATAATAGGAAGTTTCAAAAGATTTACATATCTATTGATTGTAATTTCTTTAAACTTTGTACCTGTTCCACCCATTGCATTGATTGAATAAACACCCTGAATAAGATATTGATAGTTTCCCTCTGTAATTCTTGGGAGTTTAAATCTGCTTCTTCCAATTGTACAAGGATCAACATATTCACAACATTCTGAAATAGGAACTTCCACCATCTCTAAACAAGGAAGGGTGGTAAACAATGTTGATGTTGCCCAAAGTTTTCTTAAGTTTGTTTCTCTCTTAATTAATAAAAGAGCATTATTCTTTATTTCAGATGCAATAGCACGATCTGTTATCAAACTATCTGTTGATAACAATTTATGCATTGAACGCACATCTGATACTAGTTTTCTTAATGTTGACATAGATTTATATTCTTGATTCAAATTCTCCAATCTTCCCAAGTATAACATCATAGATAAGAACAATACCTGCTCTTATTGAATTTACAAAGTTATTATCAGCATGCCATCTATCAGTTCCTGATAGAGAAGGCATTTGTTGAATTCTTACACCTTTTATTTCTTTGGCCATATAGTGATGTTTATCACCTGTGTGCACCTCTCTATATTTACAACTTCCAAACTTATAAGCATCTTTTCCTGTAGCAAATAATAAAGGAAGATCATCTATCTTACAATTACCATGGTGATATCCAATGAATGTATTTCCTAATACAACAGACTTAGTTACAGAGTGTTCTCTTTGGAATTTGATTTTAGCATTGCTTGCAAAGAATACTTCTAGCGCATGTGCAAGATAGAATGATTTAGTTCTGTCATGATTACCTTGTACTAACACCACTTCAACACTATGACACACTTCTTGTAAATAATTAATTGCTTGTACTAAAAGATCAAACCCCTCTTCATATTCATGATCATATCCTGTTAACACATCCTGAGGAGTACCTGCTGTAGTTTGATTTTGATAGTTATCTGTATGAAAGAAATCATTTGATATTGGAAATACAATCTTGTTAATCATAAAGTTTGATCTCACCTTATCAATAAGATCACACAATACATCTAAATATTGTTCTTTCTTTTCTCTTATAGTTTCTCCTTCTAATGTTTTCTTTGCTAAATGAAAATCAGCTATAGACACCTCAATATCAACCACTTGCATAAACTCAGCCTTTCTTTCAATCTTAACAACTTCTGTTTTATTAGGAACATAAGTTTCTAAAAACTTAGCAAAGTCTTCAGGAGAATAGTCTTTTGGTTGTTTCAATGTAGCAAATACAGAACTTGTAAACTTACCATTACTCTTTTGCTTAGTCCAGTAGTTTGATATTTTGTATTTGTCTAAGTTTATTTTATGTAATCTCGCAAGCTCAAGATCATCCTTAGGTTCAAAGGAAGTTTCTATTACAGATTCCATTGTTCCTTTCTCATTGTTTACCTTCACCACTAGTTCCTCTAGAACATCAATGTAATGTGCCACCTCAGCATCATCTCTCACCTTTTCTTTATTTCTTAATTCTTTTAATAATTCATCCACCATTTCTTCTGTCACTCCTAGTTTTTCAGCATACACTTTCTTACTTTTTTTCCAACAAAGCATTTGTTCCAACTGTTGTAACAATCCTTGGTTCAATGACATATATAGTTTTTTTGGTTAAAATTAGACTAAAGGTAGATTTTTATTTTAAATATACCAAATTATTTTAACTAACATAATTATATAGTTTAACCAAACTGATTATAAAAAACCCCAAATGTGGAAACATTCGGGGATACCCTGTAAAACCAATAAAACAGGATTTTTAACTTATTTCTAAATCTATATAATTTGAACAGTTTCCTATAGACTTCACTCTTATTATGGATGTTAGTCCAGGAACTACACTTGATATATGTCCTGTTAGAAGAGTTGTCTTACTAATTCCAGTTTCAAAAGGTGAGGAATAATTATTTACATTTGAAAATAGATCAAATGTAGGACCTGTATCTATATCTGCTATTGTTAATTGTATTAATACAGTCATATATTAAAATTTAAAATTGTATCCATGTTGTACCATTCCAATATTCCATCATATTAGCTTGATAATTATATCCCATTTCCCCACTATTAGGAGAAACTGGTCTTCCTGCATTATTCCATCTTGCAGGCATTATTCCTCTTGTTGCAGTTCTTTGATCTATAGATGATGTAAATATAGTATCTACAGCATCTACTTTAACTCTACCATTACCTAAAGAGTCTTCATCACATATTACTCTTGAAGAGTTTTGAGCAAATTCTATTACAGGAAAATCACCATCCACTCTTGATCCATTACTCCATGTTGTTGGAGGGTTTCCATTAGAAACAAAAACCCAACCAGCTGTACCAGGAGTACCACTTCTTGTAGAAGAAGCCATTCCTGCAGGAAAAACATCACCAAATTTTAATGTTCTTAGTGTATATGTATTTCCAGAGATCCATGTAGGGAACCCAGGATCTGTACCACTATACCAAGAATCTACCCAATTAGGATTTCCAACTCTATCATCAAAATAGTGTGCAAGAATTGATGATGCTTTAGTTGCAGAATGCAAATTATCTATAACTTGAAAGTTTTCAGCTGTAGTGAATGTCACCCAAGGATGTGCTGCTATCCAATTAGCTTGAGCATTGTACGCAGGACTTGTATAGTTTGTTAACCATAAAGCTGCTGAACTTTTAAATGATATAATTCTTGTAAAAGATCCTGTAGGAACAGTTGCAATTTGATCTCCTGTTTGTAATATATTTGCACTACTTGTAAATGTTGCAGTACTATATTTACTTGAATCAGATCCAGTGAATAATAGTTGATTGGTTCCAAGAGTTACTGTTGTTGCTGTTGTAAGAAGTCCTCCTAATCTTATGTTGTTTCCAGTTTTTGTAAGTCCATTATCAACTGTAAGATTGGTTAATATATTTGTAGCCACTGAACTATATCCAGACATAGTGATTACACCAGTAGAATCAATTGTTAAGAAGGTTAAAGGAGAAGATACTGTTGTTAGTCCTGTAAGAGATAGTGTGTTTGTTGATGATGTAGCTAATGTTGTAGGAGATATTAAAGTTCCTCCTAAATTGATTGTTCCTGAAGAAAGTGTAAGACCACTTCCTGCACCTGATACAGTTCCACTTTTTATTACAAGATCAGGATCAGTGATACCATTAGCATACCAATATTCTTGAATAGGATTGCTTCCCACTTTAATACCTACAGTGAGTCCTATATAACGTTGGTATGATGGAATAGCTGTATTTGCAGCTGATGTAGTTGCATAAAATCCTGTTGTTCCTGATATAGTAGTTCCAAATCTAGCATCTGCAGGTTTGGGAGCTCGTACATCTATATTATCATTTAGTATTATTGACATCTTTTATTATTTATTGATTTTAAAACGATTGCATTGAAAGCTTTCTCCATCCTCCACCAGAATAAACACCTAATGCACTATTTGTTGTATCGTATACAATAAGTCCTTCAGCAGGAGAAACAATAGCTAATCTTTCAGCTTGTGTCATTTTTGGAGGTAAGAAACCTTTTGTTGTAGAGTTTACTTCTAACAATGCTGATGCAACAGCCGTAGAAGAACCTGCACCTATTCTAACTCTACCTTCATTTTTTTCTACTATGATTCTATCCTCCCAAGTATTGGTAGATGTTACAAAAGTTGCAAAGTGAATATTACCATCTGGTGTTGCTCCAGGATATGCTGCACCGTAAGAAATTGCACCAGTTGATCTTGTAGCATCTGACCAAATTTCTATTATTGAACTTCCTCCAATTAATGTTAACGGAGCATTAGTACCTATAGCAGTTATTTCTACTGTATGTCCTGCTCCCAGAAAAACAGATGGTGCACCAGTACCAATATGACAGTTTCCTCTAACATCTAATTTAGCTAAAGCAATT